AGCAACAAGCCAATTTCTTAAATAAAAATGGTGTAGTTACTGCTATAAACTTTAAAGGGTGGAGATGTTGGGGATCTGAAACAGCTAAGAATCCTTTAGCAACAGACCCAAAAGACAAGTACATTTATGGTCGTAGAATGTTTAAATACATTGGAAATGAACTTGTTATATCATATTTTAATAATGTGGATAAAAAGTTCAGTTTAAAAATGGCTGAAACAATGAAGAAATCTATGAATATTAGATTAAATGCACTTGTTGCGGCAGATCAATTATTGTCTGCTAAAGTTAATTTTTACTCAGTTGATAATAGCTTAATAGATATCATAAATGGAGATATTACTTGGACTATAGAACTTGGAATAATTCCAGGAGCAAAGTCTATAACTTTCAAGAAAGTTTATGATGTTGATGCATTACAAAAATTTGCTGAAAGCTTAACAGCTTAATGAGGAGGGAAAAAGATGGGAAGAAAACAAATACCTAATGCTCTTATAGATGCTGAAACATATTTCAATGGTTCAAATAACCTTGCTGGAATATCAGAAGTAGAATTGCCTAACATTGAGTATGACACAGTCACATCTGAGCAAATGGGATTGACTGCTGAATTAGAAGTGCCTTTAATGGGTCACTTTAAGAAATTAGAAGCTAAAATCAAAATGGATTGTGTTGATGACTCTGTATTAGAAATCAACAATGAAAAGTCAATTTTGATTGAATGTAAAGGTGCAGCTCAAGCTATGAATAGAGAAACACACAGTGCTGATGTTTATGGGATAGATGCAACTTTCAAAGGTTTAATCAAGAAAATGGATGGGCTAAAAATGAAGCCTAGTGGAAAATTAGAAACATCTATCGATTTATCAGTAACATATTTCAAACTTGAGATTGGTGGAAAAACAGTTGTAGAGATAGATGTACTTAACAATGTAAATGTAATTCATGGACTTGCTAACCAAGCAGTTAGAAAATATTTAGGGCTAAATTAAGGAGGACTTAAATGAAAGTAAAGTTATCACAAACATATAATTTCGGTGGAAAAGAATTCAATGAACTTGACATAAATGTAGAAGAAATGACAGGAAGAGATTTTATGCAATGTGAAAAAGAATTCAAAGCAAGAAATAAAGATGCTGGAGCTGTAAAAGAATTAGAAGACTCTTGGGCAATAACTGTAGCAGCTAAATCTGTTGGAGTTAAGTACGGAGACTTACTTAATCTTGTATCAATAGATTACTTGAAGGTTGTGAACGGGGTAAAGCGTTTTTTGAGTCAAGGTTGGGAAGACAAAGAGGCTCAGAAGGATACTACAACGGAAGTAACAGAGGAAACTGGTGCTTAATCTATCTGGATATGATAACAGAGCTTTTAAGAGTTCTTAATTACTTTAAAGTTAATGTAAGCTACGATTCTATGTTGGATTGTAGCTTATATGAACTTGATTACTGGATAGCTAGAGCAAATAAATTTGTAGAAGAAGAGGAAGAAAGACAGAACAATGATGACTAAGGAGGTGGAGTAGATGGCTAAAGACATGAGTTTAATTTGGCAGATGGGAGTTGCTGGAGCAAGTGAAACTATGTCTATTTTATCTAAGGCAGCTAAGTCTTTGAATGAAGTAAAAGACTCTACAGAAGACTTAGTAAAAACTCAAAAAAAACTAGAGAATTTAGACAAAGTTGCAGAAGCATATAAGAATGCTAACTCTGAATACAATAAAGCGGCTAAGAATTTAGAACAGCTTAGAAAAGCATATGCTAAATCTAATAATGTTACTGCAGAATTTAAAGAGCAAGTTAAAAATGCAGAAAAGCAAGTAGACAAGTTGAATAAGCAAAAAGAAAGACAAAAACATGTCTTTGAAGCAGCAAGAAGTGCTTTAGAAAACGAAGGAATTAAGCTAGAAGGTTATAAGAAAAAGTTAAAAGAAGTTAATGAAGAACTAAAGAAGCAAGAGAAATTGAAAAAATCTCTAAGTAAAGCACAAGCTATTTCAGATATGGGAGATGCGTTTTCTAAAAAAGGAAGTGAGCAACTTAGGAGAGGTGCTGCAACAGGAGCCGCATTAGCTGTTCCAATTAAATTCTATATGGATGTAGAAGAGTCTCAAGCAGATTTAAGAAAAATTTTAGGTAAAGAAGCTGAAAAATACTATGATGATTTAGCTGAATTATCTAAAAATGGCCCTTTGTCTCAAATAGAAATTAATGAAATAGCAGGAAGTTTAGCACAATCAGGAATAGCTGGAGAAGATATCGTAGCTTACTCAGACATGGCGGGAAAAATGAAAGTGGCTTTTGATATATCTACAGATGAGGCAGGAACATTCTTGGCCAAAACAAAAGAGCAATTAAATTTATCTAAAGATGAGCTTTTTTCATACATGGATACTCTTAATATGCTATCAAATAACTACTCTGTTACAGCTGCACAACTAGCAGATGTATCGGCAAGAACTGGAGGATTTGCTAAGTCTATAAACTTATCCAAAGAATCTAACATGGCATTTGCTACATCTCTTATATCTACTGGAGTAACTGCTGAGCAAACAAGTACTGTGTTAGGTAAACTATATTCTGAATTATCGCAAGGAGCTAACACTAAGAACAAAGCTGCTGCATTGCAACGTCTAGGATTTGACCCTGGAACTATAAACAAAGAAATGGCTGAAAATGCTGAAGGTACTATCTTAAAAGTACTAGAAAAGATTAAGAATTCTAATGTCGCAGACAAGTCAGCGTTAATCAGTGATATCTTTGGAAGTGATAAATCTGTAATCAACGGATTATCTGTGTTGTCAGAAAACTTAGATGGAGTTAAGGAAAAACTAGATAAAGCAAAACAAGCTGTATCAGAAAATGAAAAGGTTAATGGAGAGTATGAAGACAGATTAAACACTTTAACTAATCAATTGAAAATATTTAGGAACAATGCTTTTAATGCTCTTGCTGACATTGGAAAGAGCATAGCTCCTGAGCTTAAAGAAACTCTAAATACTTTAAAAGAATTCGCTGGAAAGATAGCTAATTTTATAAAAGAAAATCCTAAGCTAGTAGCTTTTATAGTTAAGATGGTTGCTGGATTTGCAGCAATGAATTTAGGTATGGGAGTTGCTAATAAACTATTATTAGGGCCATTCGCAAAAGGTGTAGGTTGGTTATATAAGTTTGGTGCTTTCAAGAGCAAAGGTGGAGTATTCTTTGCATTAAAGAAAATGTTCCCTTTGGCATCAAAAGTCTTTGGAACTTTCGTAAAAATTGGAACTTTTTTAGGTGGAAAATTTATTGGAATAATTAAAGCGGTTGGGTTAGCTCTAAAGGTTGCATTTACAGCAAACCCAGTAGGACTTATAATTGCTGCTATCGTTGCTGTTATAGCCATTTTTGTCCTACTTTATAAGAAGTGTGAATGGTTTAGAAACGGAGTAAATAAAGCTTGGAAAGCTATAAAAGAAGGGTTTAAAGCTACTTGGACTTGGATAAAAAATAAATTTCACGCATTAATGGAGTTAGGAGCTAAAGTATGGGCTAAGATTAAAGAGTATAAGGCTTTATTTATACCATTTATAGGTATTTTTGTAGTATTATATCAAAAATGTGAATGGTTCAGAAATGGAGTAAATGCTGTATGGAAGGCTATAAAAAATGCTTTCACTAATACATGGCAATGGATAAAAGATAAATTTAATGCTTTACTTGAAATAGGATCTAATGCATGGAATGGACTAAAGAACAGTGCTACTGTTATCATAGATAAGATTAGAGAAGCTTTCAGTGGATTCTTTGATTGGTTGAATAAAAAATGGGAAAGCATTAAAAACTTTGGTTCTAAATTAAATCCTTTTAACTGGTTTAAAGGAGATGGAGAAGTAGCCCAAAACTACTCAGGTACTAACTATTTTGGCGGTGGACTTACAACTCTTGCTGAGAGAGGTGCTGAACTTGTAGAAATGAATAATAGCTCTTACCTAGTAAATTCTCCAGTTATGGCTAATTTACCTCATGGAGCTAGAATTCTTAACAATTCACAAACTAGAAGCTCTTTGTCTTCAAGAGTATCATCTTTAAAAGATAGAATTAGAAGTATTTCAAATGATTCAAAAACTGTGGTTGGTGGAGATACTATAACTATCAATATTAACGGTGGTTCTGGAAGTGATACAGATATTGCTAGAGCAGTTAAAAGAGTGATTGAAGAAATGCAAAGTAAGAAAAGAAGGACGGCGATAGTATGAAGAAAGTAAAAGTTTATAAGACAGTTAGTGGAGATACCTGGGACTTGATAAGTTATAAATTATATGGGTCAGAACAGTATTTCCATCAACTTATGAGAGCTAATCTTAATTTGCTAACTATCGCTGTTTTCGATTCTAATATACCTATCATAGTACCTGAAATTACACCTATTGCAAATGCCGTAGAAACATCTAAACTACCACCATGGAAAAGATAAAATGTATCAATATTGATTTTATAAAAGATTTATAGTACAATAGGTATTATAATTTTATTAGGAGGGCGTTATATGAAAAAAGTTTTGTATGGAGTAGTTGGGGTAATTATTGCTATATTTTTGATAGGTACTTTTGCTGGAGGAGATAGTGGATCTAAATCTAATTCTGAACCTGCTAAAACTGAAAATACCGATGTATCCAATAATTATGCGAGTGTTGGGCAAACTGTTAAGGATGACTATTTTGAAGTAACTGTTAATTCTGTTGAAGTTGTAAATAGTAAAAAAATTAGTGACTTTGAAGAGTTAAAAGCTGAAAAAGATACAAAGTATTTAATAATCAATGTTACTTTCAAAAATGCCGACAAGGAAAGTAGAATGGTTGTAGACGGGTCAGTATTTATAAATTATAATGGAACAGAATATGAATATGACCACACTGAAACTATTTTAGAAGACGGATGGGGATTATTTTTAGATCAATTAAATCCTTTAACAGCTAAGACAACTAATATAGTATATAAAATTCCAGCAGAAATAACAGGAGATGTAATATATAAACCTGGAAGAGGATCATCTGAATTTTATTTAGGGGCTATAAAATAAGAAAGGAGATTTAAAATGGCAACAGTAGAAAATACATATGTTAATAAATTAGAACCTTATGAACCTGCTTATGTCCTAAAAAAGTTAGGTAAGAGCCAAAGTAATACTAATATAGAAATGGTGAAGGTTTTAATAGATACATACAAAAAAGAAAAAGGGGAAGCAAGAACTGATAGAGATGATTTCATAGAGTGGATTAAAGAAAATTATGATGTAGATACTTTGTTTGAGGATTAAATCTACAAAGAGCAGTATAAAAGCTGCTCTTTTTTTTATTGCAAAAAGGAGGCTGATAGAAATGGGATAGCAAGAAATATAAAGATATTAGTTTTCTATGAAGGTGTAGATATTACTGAAGAAATACAACCTAGTATTTCATCAATGACTTATACAGATAACTCAAAAAATGCTGTAGATGATTTAGAGTTAGACTTGGAAAACTTAGATTATAGATGGCTCAACGAATGGTATCCTGATGAAAATTCAAGACTCTTAGTGGGGATCCAGCAGAATGAAAATGGGATATCTAAGTTCTTAGACCTTGGAATTTTCTATGTAGATGAAACTACTTTTAATAACCAAAGATTATCATTGAAATGCCTGGCATTACCGTTAGACCAGACTATAAGAGAGCAGGTTAACAGTGTTGCATGGGAAAAAATAACTCTATCAGAACTTCTATCTAAAATAGCAACTAAGCATGAACTAGATTATGAGTTACATTGTGATAATGCTT